TACTCGCAGTCTGACCGTTGACATCCGCACAGGCCAGCGTATTGATTAAATATTGACCTAATGTATGATACAAAATCCAACTCTGTATGAAAAGGTCAAAGAAGAAGCGGACAAACGCTACGACAAACCCTCCGCGTATAAGAGCGGTTGGATTGTAAAGACCTACAAAGAAAGAGGAGGAACTTACGCTGGAACTAAACCCAAGACAGGATTGTCTCGGTGGTATCGGGAACGGTGGATGGATGTAGGGGGCAAGGACTATCCAGTCTACCGCCCCACCATTCGTGTCTCAAAAGACACACCTCTTACGGTTCAAGAAATAGACCCCAAAAACCTTACGAAGCAAATTGCTTTAAAACAGCGTATTCGTGGTCTAAAAAACTTACCTCCATTTTCACATAAAATCTCACCTTATCCTATAATGCCACGAAGGAAGAAAGGAGAAGGATTTTTGGATGACCTAAAGTCATTTGGCATTTCTGCTGCGAAAGATGTGGGGCGTGAACTTATTCCTGTAGCAAAAGACTATGCCATTTCTGCTGCGAAAGAATATCTGACGAAGAAACCTGCCTCTACGGGTAAGGGTTTGTATGCGACCATGCCTAATCGTGGTTCAGGATACTCTTTGTCTCAAGCACAGGCACGAGCTCTAATGGCGGGTAAGGGAGTTCAACTCAAACCATCTATGATGGGAGGCGAATACGAAATGAAAATGTCTCCAGCGATGGAGAAGAAACTCATGCGTGCCTTTGCGAAGGGTAAGGGAATGCGGGTCAGTTCTGAAAACCTTATGGAAGTGAAGAAGGGTGGGTTTATCATCCCTCTGTTGCGAACGGCAGCGATGGTTGCTGCTCCTATCATCATTGAAAAACTTGCTGACGCAGGTATGAAAAAACTGGGAGGAAAAATGGGACGAGGAGACCCATCTATGGATACACCAAAACAGGCACAAACTCGGGCAGCATTGAAAGGTATGAAAGCACTAATGGGTAAAGGCATGGAAGGTGAAGGTCTTTACGCTGGAGGAGCTATATCAGATGTCATTCAGACAGGCAGTCCTTACCAGCATACCAATAGCCCAGCCATGAATCCGTTTGTGCCAAAGCGTAATCCTTTTGGTGCGTATGTGCCTTTATAATCTCATTCTATAGTAATGGACTACACTACGACAAGCTTACAATTAGAAGAGTTAGCCAAAGAGTTACAACTTCCTTTATTGGCGATTGTTTCAAAAGATGAGCTCAAAGGCCGTGTCAAAGTAGGGAGTATTATACTCAATCTACAATCCTCTATGGACGGAGGAGGCACACACTGGACGCTCTTGAAAGTATTCCCCGACAAGAAAGTAATTTACTTTGACCCCTTTGGATTTACTTACCCAAAAGAAGTAGGTAAATACATTGGCCACAAGATGGCTGTCTCCAACCGAGCTATCCAAGACCCTGACTCAACCATGTGTGGCTATTTCTGCCTCGCCTGTGATTATTACATGACCTATGAAACAGAACGCCGAGACATCTATCAACGCTATGACGACTTCATCAACCTATTTAAGGTTGACACCAAACAGAACGATAGGATACTCAAGGATTACCTGGAAACCATAGGACTACAAGTTTAGATTTATATCCACCCGTAAATTAATATAGAGACAAAATATGTTTCTATATTAAATGGCTATGTTCGGAGAAGGATTGACCCCAACATCACTAGAGTTATACACAGGAAACATTCGTCGTTTGAATGGAGGCAAACTACCTACCAGTGCGAACTTCTTGAAAGATACAGAGAAGATTATAAAGAAGTTGGAAGGATATAGTCCGAATACTAAGAAGACCTATTACATCACGATTGTCTCGTATCTCAAAGACAAGAAGGTTCCCAAGAAGGTAAAGGACTTCTACATTGAAAAGATGAATGACTGTAATAAAAACTTTAGAGAGATACAAGGAGAAAAGACACCGAGACAAGAGGAGAACTGGATAAGTTGGGAAGAGGTCATGAAATGTTTTCATGCGACAGACCCAAAGTCAGTAGAGCATCTTGCGACTGCCTTGTATGTCCTACAGCCTCCCCGTAGGAACAAAGACTTCTCGTTGATGAAAGTAGTCCCTGAATATTCCGAGACAATGGATAAGGAATTTAACTACATGGATGCGAAGAACAAGAAGTTCATTTTTAACAATTATAAGACTCAAGGCACATATGGTAGTCAAGTAATTGATATTCCTGAACCTATTATGGAAATCATTCAATCTCAACACAAACTCAAGAAGAAGTTTGAACCATTCTTTCTTTTACATACAAAGACTAATACACAACTTAGTGAGAATGGATTGACTCGTATTCTTAACAAGGTATTTGGTAAGAAGGTTAGTGTCTCTATGTTGAGGAATATATACCTTACAGATAAGTTTGGAGGAAAGAAATCGGAACTACAAGATGTAGCAACTTCTATGGGAACCTCTCCATCAATGGTGACTCAAGTTTATACCAAAGACTGACCGAACTAGATTATTTACAGATGGGTTTTACATTATTTACAGTAAATATATAAGAAAAGACTTAGATTATATACGATTTACATTGTTTACAAGTGGAAATCCGCGGATTTCCACTTGTAAACAATGTAAATCGTATATAATCTAAGTCTTTTCTTATATATTTACTGTAAATAATGTAAAACCCATCTGTAAATAATCTAGTTCGGTCAGTCTTTGGTATAAACTTGAGTCACCATTGATGGAGAGGTTCCCATAGAAGTTGCTACATCTTGTAGTTCCGATTTCTTTCCTCCAAACTTATCTGTAAGGTATATATTCCTCAACATAGAGACACTAACCTTCTTACCAAATACCTTGTTAAGAATACGAGTCAATCCATTCTCACTAAGTTGTGTATTAGTCTTTGTATGTAAAAGAAAGAATGGTTCAAACTTCTTCTTGAGTTTGTGTTGAGATTGAATGATTTCCATAATAGGTTCAGGAATATCAATTACTTGACTACCATATGTGCCTTGAGTCTTATAATTGTTAAAAATGAACTTCTTGTTCTTCGCATCCATGTAGTTAAATTCCTTATCCATTGTCTCGGAATATTCAGGGACTACTTTCATCAACGAGAAGTCTTTGTTCCTACGGGGAGGCTGTAGGACATACAAGGCAGTCGCAAGATGCTCTACTGACTTTGGGTCTGTCGCATGAAAACATTTCATGACCTCTTCCCAACTTATCCAGTTCTCCTCTTGTCTCGGTGTCTTTTCTCCTTGTATCTCTCTAAAGTTTTTATTACAGTCATTCATCTTTTCAATGTAGAAGTCCTTTACCTTCTTGGGAACCTTCTTGTCTTTGAGATACGAGACAATCGTGATGTAATAGGTCTTCTTAGTATTCGGACTATATCCTTCCAACTTCTTTATAATCTTCTCTGTATCTTTCAAGAAGTTCGCACTGGTAGGTAGTTTGCCTCCATTCAAACGACGAATGTTTCCTGTGTATAACTCTAGTGATGTTGGGGTCAATCCTTCTCCGAACATAGCCATTTAATATAGAAACATATTTTGTCTCTATATTAATTTACGGGTGGATATAAATCTAAACTTGTAGTCCTATGGTTTCCAGGTAATCCTTGAGTATCCTATCGTTCTGTTTGGTGTCAACCTTAAATAGGTTGATGAAGTCGTCATAGCGTTGATAGATGTCTCGGCGTTCTGTTTCATAGGTCATGTAATAATCACAGGCGAGGCAGAAATAGCCACACATGGTTGAGTCAGGGTCTTGGATAGCTCGGTTGGAGACAGCCATCTTGTGGCCAATGTATTTACCTACTTCTTTTGGGTAAGTAAATCCAAAGGGGTCAAAGTAAATTACTTTCTTGTCGGGGAATACTTTCAAGAGCGTCCAGTGTGTGCCTCCTCCGTCCATAGAGGATTGTAGATTGAGTATAATACTCCCTACTTTGACACGGCCTTTGAGCTCATCTTTTGAAACAATCGCCAATAAAGGAAGTTGTAACTCTTTGGCTAACTCTTCTAATTGTAAGCTTGTCGTAGTGTAGTCCATTACTATAGAATGAGATTATAAAGGCACATACGCACCAAAAGGATTACGCTTTGGCACAAACGGATTCATGGCTGGGCTATTGGTATGCTGGTAAGGACTGCCTGTCTGAATGACATCTGATATAGCTCCTCCAGCGTAAAGACCTTCACCTTCCATGCCTTTACCCATTAGTGCTTTCATACCTTTCAATGCTGCCCGAGTTTGTGCCTGTTTTGGTGTATCCATAGATGGGTCTCCTCGTCCCATTTTTCCTCCCAGTTTTTTCATACCTGCGTCAGCAAGTTTTTCAATGATGATAGGAGCAGCAACCATCGCTGCCGTTCGCAACAGAGGGATGATAAACCCACCCTTCTTCACTTCCATAAGGTTTTCAGAACTGACCCGCATTCCCTTACCCTTCGCAAAGGCACGCATGAGTTTCTTCTCCATCGCTGGAGACATTTTCATTTCGTATTCGCCTCCCATCATAGATGGTTTGAGTTGAACTCCCTTACCCGCCATTAGAGCTCGTGCCTGTGCTTGAGACAAAGAGTATCCTGAACCACGATTAGGCATGGTCGCATACAAACCCTTACCCGTAGAGGCAGGTTTCTTCGTCAGATATTCTTTCGCAGCAGAAATGGCATAGTCTTTTGCTACAGGAATAAGTTCACGCCCCACATCTTTCGCAGCAGAAATGCCAAATGACTTTAGGTCATCCAAAAATCCTTCTCCTTTCTTCCTTCGTGGCATTATAGGATAAGGTGAGATTTTATGTGAAAATGGAGGTAAGTTTTTTAGACCACGAATACGCTGTTTTAAAGCAATTTGCTTCGTAAGGTTTTTGGGGTCTATTTCTTGAACCGTAAGAGGTGTGTCTTTTGAGACACGAATGGTGGGGCGGTAGACTGGATAGTCCTTGCCCCCTACATCCATCCACCGTTCCCGATACCACCGAGACAATCCTGTCTTGGGTTTAGTTCCAGCGTAAGTTCCTCCTCTTTCTTTGTAGGTCTTTACAATCCAACCGCTCTTATACGCGGAGGGTTTGTCGTAGCGTTTGTCCGCTTCTTCTTTGACCTTTTCATACAGAGTTGGATTTTGTATCATACATTAGGTCAATATTTAATCAATACGCTGGCCTGTGCGGATGTCAACGGTCAGACTGCGAGTA